ACCCCTCTTAACTTTATTTATACTAACTAAAAAAATCTTCAATACTATTCATTCGTTCATGAGACCAACCAACAGCTTCTAACATACCATTTAATGGGTCTAAAAATGTTTTTTCGTACTGTTTCTCGTAATCAACATACTTATCCAACCCAAATTCAGGAGGTAATCCAACTGAAAATGAAATTACTTCATTTTTTAATGGATTAGGTTTTTTCAAATAACAAAACTTAATATTCTCACCTTCACCAATATTTTCATACTTATGCTGAAGATTTAATTCTTTAAGTCTATTATTATATAGAATAGCTCCTTTAGTATGAATTGGGCAACCGCTGGCATACAATGTTTTTGAATCACTATATTTTTCAATACCATTTACGCCACGCGGAAATGAAATTTCTTCAACAGAATAATTGTAAAATTCAGATTTAACACTGGAAACGAAATCCTGAACATCAGATTCAGTACCATTTAAGATTAAACCTACAGATTTCTTTAATTTATCTCTAATAACTTTCGGTGTTGAAGATTTAACAACTTCTAGACCCATAATTTTTAATTTAGGTTCATTATACACAACACCTTCATTTTCGTAAACGTTTAATGCATAACGCTTTTTACCAGTCCAAAAACCTTTAGAACTAATCGCTTCTAATTTAAATGAAATACAATCTCGATGTACATTTGTATACCGCTGAAGATCGTAACAACATTCATTAATGATTGGATCAATCTTTTCCTTACAAATTTTACTTAGTACAGGAATAACGTCCTTAACATCTTTATCTGAATAAAATTTATCAACAATCGGCTCAAGCGTTAAATAAATTGAATCTGTATCTTGATAAATAACCCAAGGATATTGAGTTTTAAATAGAGAATTCAATTTTTTATCTACATATTCACCAACGCTGATAATAATATATTGACCAGATAAAGTTACAGCTCTAGCATTTTCTAAAGTATAATATCTAAAGAATGCATTACCTAGTGCGCCATACAAACTATTCATAGCAATTTTAAATGCCATTTGTTCGTTATTATATTTTGAGATTAAATTATGTAATCGTTTATATTCAGCTTTAGCTTCTTTTTTATCTATTTTAGAACCTTTTAATAATTCTAATTCGCTCTCATAACGCAACATTGTTGATTTTGCTTCTTTACGTTTTTTCATGTAAATATCAATCAACTCAGGGATCATACCAACTTTATCTTTTCTATACATAGCACCATTAGCTGCTACAGTATATTCCTCAGGAAAATCGTATTCTTTATTCAGCAACCCTTTAGTTGTAATGTTACCATCAAACATACCAACAAAGGTCTCTAGGGATATGTTCCAGGTCTGCATAATACTTGGATACAGACTGGTAGCATCAAAAGCAGTAACCCACTTGTAGAATCCTGGAATTGGTTCACGGACGAACGCTCCTTCAAACTGTTCTGATTTACTATTCTTAGATCTTGGTGGAATAACAACATTTTTAGATTTCAAATGATTAAAAATAATTGAATCCCACATACGAATTTGACTGAATACGTCACCATAATTAACTTTTGCCAAATAAGACGTAGTTAAACATAGTTCGAGCAATTTCATTTTGTCTTCAAGTTCATCTACTCTATCGCAATCGATAGTGTTATATAAGACAAATTTATTCCACCCATAAGTATAAAAATCTTTAAACGTATCAAATTCGCTATGATCTAATTTACCACAATTTAATTCAACTTGAGCAATAGTTTCTAAACGATAATTCTCTTGTTTTGTATAAGTGTATTTTTTGTATAAATCTCTAAAATCAACAACAGGAACCCCAACAATTTCATAAAGAGTTGTAGCTTTACCATAATCGTCTTTAGTTTTTCGTTCTTTAATACGATTCCAGGGACTTAATTCTTTAAGTCTATCTTCACTACAAATATTTTTAATTCGATTTACAAGATATTTTATATCAAATCCTTCAACATTCCACCCTGTAATAATATCTACATTAGAACGTTTCCAGAAATCGACAAATTGATTTAATAATGAATATTCGTCTTGACATAAAATTAAATCACAATTTTCTATTGGATCTCCAGTGTATTCTCTGGACATAAATGTTGTATTGCGTTTTGTTTTCATGTTCTTCATAGTAATAAGAAGAACTTCTTCACTTGCTTGATCAGGATTAGGAAAACCAGATTGTTCTGTTGCAGTTTCAATGTCAAGAACAAATGAATTAATATGATCCATACTCCAGTCAATCAGTCCAGTAAATTTATCAGAAATAAACTGGACATCAAAACCTATATCACCATAAATTTCAAAATTATCTACATCAGAATATCGTTTAATAAAATCTCTTGTTTCACTAATACTTCCTGGTTGAATTTCTTCTACATATTGACCGAAAAGATTTTGCCACTCACTTTTCTTATTAGATTTCACATAAACTTTAGGCGAGTATTCTAATTTAAATTGAACTCGTCTACCATCTTCAATTCCCCTATAAAGAATACTATTACCTAAAATTGATACATCTGTGTAAAAATTTGACATTTATTTACCTAAAATAAATTTTGGAGAAGGTGTTGTAATATGACCAAAAACTGAATTATATTGTTCAAGGAATGCATCTTCAATCTCAATAAAAAATATAATTCGTTCTCTGTTAAAGGTTAATTTTAACTCGCTACCTTTTTGCGAATAGTGCGGGAATGGAGCAAAAGCATAAGATTGTTCTTGTGGATTTGCTCTAGAAGGAACAATAACTAATTGAATAGCATTTTTATAAACATCACCATCAGCAGTTGTTTCTACATATTCAGCAATAACATCTTCACCAGTTGCTGTTCTAAACATTCTAATATCTGTCATTTTAATTTTCCTCGTATTTTATGACATTTACGCCACATTGTTTTAAAAATTGAATACCATCATTAGATCGATATTCTGTTTTATAATACACAATTCTGATACCAGAACCATATATAATTTTTGCACACTGTAAACATGGACTATGTGTACAAAATAATGTTGCACCGATTCCAGATTCAGTATAACTAGCTAATTGAGAAATTGCATTAGCTTCAGAATGAATAACCTCATCATATGTTTTCAATCCACGCCAGAAAAATGAATCCGGAATCGGCTCATATCTATGTTGATCTTCCAACGATAAAGCAAAATATTCTGAATCAGATAAAATTACCACCTTTTCGCAAGCATTAGGTTCCCAACCTGCAGGCAACCCATTATATCCACAACTAATTATACGATTATTCTTTACAATTACTGTACCAACTTTTAATCGTTCAGCATAGGATAATTCAGCTGTACGCTCAGCTACATCCATAAAATAATTAATAAATTTATTCTTCATCATCATTCTCATATTGAAATTCTTTATCCATATCATCAATGAACCAGTTTATAATTTCCATTGCTTCATGAATATCTTCTTTTGAAATATCAGTATCATAAAATTGTTTTAATAAACTAGGAGTCATTTCAACCAATTCTTCATAATATAAATCAACAAGACGTTCTGCTCCAACATACCAAAGAGAAAGAACTTGTTCATTCTTCGTCTCACCAGAAGAACAATTATGAAAAGAATACCAATTAGAATCAGACCATCTTGTGTATGCCATAAAAATCACCAAATTATTGTATATAGAACTATTATACTATGAATCTTGAAAAATAGCAAGCATAAAAAACGGCAACCATATTGATTGCCGTTTAGGGAAATACCTAATATTCTATATTTTATTCAATTTCGAATACTTTAGGTTTTTTATGTTCTGGAATTACGTTTTGAAGTGTTACATATAACATACCGTTGGATAATGTCACTTTCTCAACCTCAACGGTATCAGAGAGCGTAAACACTCGTTTGAAATCTCTTTCTGCAATTCCTTTATGGATATAGTACAAAGAATCTAAATCCTCTGTTTTAGTAGAACCAGAAATAGTTAATTTTCCGGAATCCAGAACAATTGAAATATTATCTTTCGAATATCCAGCTACAGCCAATTTGATAACAAATTGTTCTTCTGAACGTTTGATAATATCATATGGAGGAAATCCTGTTTGAGGTTTTTCCAATTCTTTGATTCTACGAAAAATTTCGTCAAAACCAATAAATGCTGAATTATGAATAGATCTAAAATCTGCTAGTGCAGTGTTGTTAATTGTCATACATTTCTCCTTATAATAAGCAAGATATATTAAAAAGACTCCCGAAGCGAGTCTGATTTTTGTAGAACCACCCTACAAAACTATTTAGCCAGCAAAAACGTCTCCGCTCCCAGTGGCTGTATGGCCGCATGTAGCTGCATCACCAGCTCTACATACAGCAATACCATTTACAAAAACTGTTCCTGAACCGACAGCCATAACTGGACCAGCATGAATTGCTGGACCATGCCCAGCAACTGCATCACCTATTCGAACAGCGCCTTTGCCATTTACAAATACATTACCAGAAGCACCGATTAGAGTACCTCCAGCTGTGTCAGTATCTTTTCGGGTAACTCCAGGCATTATTTTTTCACTTTCCCAATATTATATTTACTAACCAAATTGTATTCATGTTTTTCTTTATATGAAAGAATCTTAATTTGGCTAATTGGAACTAATGGAGATTTACATTCATCTTGATTTCGTATTTCCAATAATTCCCAATCTGCTAATAATTTAACAATAGTATTTCTTCTGGCAATATCATTTTCGCTAATATCATGAATTTTATTATCTAATCCAAATAATTCCTTAAAATGTATAATTACATACCTACCTTGTTTATGTAAAATATGACAAGATTGATATAATGTTTTATCTTTTTTTGATAAAACACCAATACGAGATAAAGTTTCTTTGATTTTTAAAAAATCATTTTCATCAATGAACACTTCTATTCCGAATCCATTAAAAATATCACTCATTTTATAACTCCAGTTTTATCTATAACTTCCTTAATTGTTTTTATTTGATCAGGAGTAAGAATTCTCAATGCTTCCTTTGCTTTTTCGGAAGAATACCCGAAATATTCTTTTACACTCTGAATATCATCTGATTCGCTAGATTTATACCACTTTTGAAATGGTCGTTTCTTAGCTTTTAATGTATTTAGGTAAAAGTGGTATTGTAACTTGTTATCCAAATTTGGATAACGATTCATTTCGTTAACATATAATATTGTATCGTTATGTTGAGAAATTGCTCTATTAACGATATAAGGTTTATATTCTTTTTCGTTTTCCGGAGTTAAAATATCGGTTTTAGTTTGTAATACACTAGGTAAAACTTCCTTGAATAAATCAAGCATAATTCCCCCTATTTAAATTCCAAATCTACCATACATTCAGTAAAAAACGCCATTAAATTAATTTCATGATCAACAACAAAAGCTGTTTGATATTGATATTTACCAATCAATAAAACTAACTGTGGAATAGAATTACTTTTAAGAATGTCATTCATATTATCATATAATTTTCGATAAATTGTATGACTATCATTATCTAAATTATCAATAACCCATTTTCTAACATTAATAAAATCTTTTTCTTTCATTGCTTTTATTAATGGAGTAATATTTAAATCAGAAACTTGAGCTAATAATCCAGCATCAATAACACCACCCATAGAATAACGTTGCAACTCATTTAATACTCTACGATTATCTGGATAATATTTTGCAACTACCTGAGCAACAACTTCTTTATTATATGTAACGTTTTCTTGATCAAGAATAAAACAAACTCTTTTAAAAAATCGACCCATTAATTTTTGTTTATCTTCTTTAGCAATTTTCACATCAACCACAGAACATCTAGAATGTAGCGGTTCGATGATACGATTTTTATAATTGCAAGTAAAAATAAACGAACAGTTAATTGAAAATTCTTCAATAGCGTTACGAAGCGCTGGTTGTAATGAATTAGCATTTAAATAATCTGCTTCATCAATGATAATTACTTTACGACCACCAGACAAAGAAACTGATGATGCATAATTTTTAATTTTACCGCGAAGAACATCAATACCACTCTCATCAGATCCATTAATTACTATGTAGTCACAACCAACTTCTTTACAGAGTGCTTTCGCAATAGTTGTTTTACCAACACCTGCGGAACCAGCGATTAATAGATTAGGAATTTTACCTTGATTAGCAAATTCTTGAAAAGTTGATTTAATTGATTCAGGAAGAACACAATCAGAAATTTTCTCAGGACGATATTTTTCACACCACAACATTTGTTCACGCATAATATAATCTCACATTTTAAACATAAAAAAAGGGTGACCTAAGCCACCCTAAAATTTCAAATTATTCAGCTGAATAACCAGATACAATATTCACATATAATTTAGCAAATTCTTTATCTTCAGTATTTTGCTCAGCAAAATTTTGCTTATGATAAGTTCTAGCTAGACGATTAATAATTTTCTTAGGAAGATCAATCTCATCTTTAATAGAATCAACAATATCTTTTACTGCTAACTTTTCATTATCAACTCGAGAAAGATGAACAGAAATTTCTTTTAGCCCATCAATTAAAGTTTTTTGTTGTTTTTCGTCTAAAGTACCGAATACAGTTTCAATTGATTGTGTCATAATTAACCTCCGAATTTTGATGAAGTTTCTATCGTCACCCAGTACTTTAATTCACTGGTAGTTGAAGTCCATGTTGAAATACCTTTACTTGAAATCTCAACATCATAAGTATCAGGAATAACTTTTAAATTTTCAGTTTTAAACACTAATTTAAAAACTTTACCTTCAGGATCAACATCAGCCAATTCTAAAGAGTTTGTATGACTAGCATCATTAGACTCATCAAAAGTTAATAAATCAACTTTAGCTCCATCAGATTCAACAGCAATATGTGGTGCACCCAAAACACTAGCTGTTTTCATTACCCATTCCAAATCTTCTTTTGAGAATGTAAATTTAACATCTACGGACGGAAGATTAGGACGTTTTGGTGGAGCAACAACAATCATTGATGGGTCTGTAATACGATATTTAATTTTAGAACGACCACCACGACCTTTAATAATTACATGACTAGAATCAAATTCTAATTCAGAACCTTCTTTAAACAAAGAAGTAACTGAAAGAAAATTATTTAAATCATAAATCCCGAAATCTTGAGGAATTTCTTCGCTAATAGTAGCATCAGCTAAAATATTTTTCTGAGGACTCATTGTTGAAACGGTACTACCTTGCTTAAAGTAAATACCTTGATTAATTGTTGCAAAGTTTTTTAGGATAGCAGTTGTTTCTGGAGAAATTTTCATACTTTATTATCACCTCATGTTAAAAGAATCATTTACATTATATATTGTACTATATGTTGACTAAAAAGTCAAATATTTTTTGGTGGGTCTCCTGGGACTCGAACCCAGATCAACCGATTATGAGTCGGACGTTCTAAACCTTTTAACTAAAGACCCTGCATTTGGAGCGAGTAAGGGGATTCGAACCCCTACCTTCAGTTTGGAAGACTGTAATGCTACCATTAACACCATACTCGCAATAACAATTAGAAATATATTTAAATCTTGGCGGAGAGTATTGGACTCGAACCAATACATCGATTTCTCGATGACGGTTTAGCAAACCGCTCCATTAACCGTTCTGGCAACTCTCCAAAATGTCTGGCAGGGTTACGTGGGCTCGAACCACGAACGACAGAATCAAAATCTGTTGTGTTACCATTACACTATAACCCAATTAATTTGGCGGAAGCGGTGAGATTCGAACTCACGGACCCATCTCTGAGTCGCTGGTTTTCAAGACCAGTGCAATAAGCCATGCTCTGCCACACTTCCTAATTCTTTATAGACCTATTTGGGGTGATCGGTGGGACTTGAACCCACAAAATCCTGAATCACAATCAGGGACGTCTACCATTCCGTCACGACCACACCAAATAGGTCTATTTGGCACCCTTAGAAGGAATCGAACCTCCATTCTGGGAGTAGAAATCCCATGTCCTATCCATTAAACGATAAGGGCTACATCAATTTGGTACCCATGGTAAGATTCGAACTTACAACAATTGGTTTCTAAGACCAACTCCTCTACCGATTGGGATACATGGGCAATAATTTTTGCTTATGTTGTCATTGCAATAACAACTCTAGTTGTGGTCTGAGAGGCATCTTATCAGAGTCGAGAGGCACTTACCCACCATAGCATAAAGCGATACTATGCATTTTGGTATTCCCTACGGGATTCGAACCCGTGACGTCTCCGTGAAAGGGAGATGAGATAACCACTTCTCCAAGGGAATAAAATTGGCTCCCAGTGTTGGTAACGATCCAACCTCATTCTCGATTAACAGTCGAGCGCATTCACCATGATTGCTAACTGGGATTTATTCATTTATTATACTATAGACTCTGTTGTAAGTCAAGCATTATTTACTACAATATCTAAAATTTTCAATTCAAGATCACGAAATGATCCATTATTCTCAACAACATGATCAATATGAGGATTACCTATCCACTCATACTCAGATTTATGTATCTTATGTTCTAGAGCATATTTTTCCCACTGTGCAGGAATTGTTTTCATACAACTTTCATGCCATTTCCACCAATCAGGTTGAGTTTCTGTTCTATCAACCTGAACCAATAATGAGTTTAGAGATTTAAGAAATCTTATTTCATTATTAAATCTAACATCAGTAATAACAACATTTTCGTATTGTAGAATTTTACGTTCTAAACTATCAACCCATATAGTATCTATAAGGTTATTTCTACAAACTTCAGTTCCAAAAATTTGTAAAATATATCTTGGTGTAATATCTCTATTAAATTTCTTTGACCAAAACGGATCAAGTGTTTCACGAAATTCCCTAGATTCTAGGGTATCACCTTCAAGTAAAGCTCTTTCCCAACCGAAAATAGCAGAAACGCTATCTTTTAAACTACCAGCAAAAGATAATGGAACAAATTTATGTTCTGTATGTGCTAAAATTTCACCTACAGTTCCTTTACCAGAACCGATAAAACCCAATAAACCAATAATCATAATATCACCAATTTAACCAAAATATTTCGTTTTTTCAAACGAACACTTTTAGAAAATTCTCTATCAGAGATCATTTGCTTAAATGAACCTTTATCATACATTTTTAAAAAGTTAATTTTAGCATCTAATTCTTTTATTTCAGTATCAACAAATCGAATTTCATCAATTAAAGTTCTATTCATAATAAAATACCTAAAATTGGAAGCGGAGAGTTGGAATTGCACCAACGACCTCTAGGTTATGAGCCTAGCATTCTACTACTGAACTATCCCGCAATAATTAATCAGAACTCTTGTATATATCTACACTTTGGTAGAAACCTAACAGGTGGTGTACAACTTTCACTGTTTATATTGTACTATTAAATTGGTCGGAATTGCAGGATTCGAACCTGCGACTTCACCGCCCCAAACGGTGCACTCTGGCCAAACTGAGTTAAATTCCGAATAATTTTGGTGCCGCCAGAGGGACTCGAACCCCCAACCCCCTGATTACAAATCAGGTGCACTACCAATTGTGCTATAACGGCAAAATCTTTATGCTAATAAGTCTTTAACTAATTTACTAGCAATTGTACCATCATATCTACCTAAATATTCCGATTTTAATTTACCCATAATTACTCCCATTGATTTAGGGGATTTTTCAGGTAATTCAGAAATTAAAGCAGTAATAATTTCTGTTAATTGGATATCAGTTAACAGTTCAGGCAAGTATTTATTATAAAGTGAAATTTCGAAATCTAAAAATTCGTTAGAACCTTTAATTTTAATAATTTCTTCAACACCAACTTTAAATTTTCTGGTTACAGCAAGAACTTCTTCGTTGGTGGATTCACCATTACGTTTAGTTTTACCCACCATAGCTGCTTCAGAATAAAGAGTTGTCAATAAAGTCAACAACCTAGCATCTTTATTACGTCTAGCCGCATCTAAATCAGTTCTAATTATACTCAATAAACTCATAATATTCTCTAATTTGGTACGGGTGGACAGACTCGAACTGTCACTTGATAGATTTTAAGTCTATTGCCTCTGCCTATTGGGCCACACCCGCATTACTAATAAAATTTGGTGGGTAAGGTAGGATTTGAACCTACTCAGCCAGTGGCGCGGGATTTACAGTCCCGTGTGACTCTCCAACTTCACCGCTTACCCTTAATTCAAACTATATATCTATTGTACTATAGAATTACTATTTAGTCAAGCACTTTTTTCTATTTAGTAAATTTTTACTATTTTTTAAAAAAGATCAAAGTATAGACGTATTCTATACTAAGATCTCTGTTTAGTCAAGCACTTTTTTACAATTCACCAAGATAATTTGCTACAGCAGGAAGATTTCCTTGGAAATGATAGGTCCCAACGTGTACACAATTGATCCACGGAGCCATCCAAACTTCAACTCCAATTTTTCTACACTGTTGACAAAAATGGTAATCTTCGCTAAGAACGCGATTAGATGCTTCATCAATTTCAACGTTGAAATATGAATGAATTTTTCTATCGCCACCAAAATGCGCAGTACCAACGTGATCAGGTGTATACTCATATTGCGGGTAGGCTTCTTTGAATTTAGCAAATACTGATCTATTTGTCATCATCATACCAGTACCAATTTCAAGAACTTGAAGAGGTTCTGTTACATTAAAATGGGTTGTTCCTGCAACTGGGTTAAAAACAATGTCACCACCCAATCTTTCTAGTTCACCAGCAGATATTTCCGGATTTTTAACTATCGCTTTCTTTATATTTTCCCATTTAATAGTTTTCTTAGGGTATGGAGCTCCTATAATATCTTTATCTAAAGCTAACATAGCAATAATATCCATTGGATTAAAACCAATATCAGCATCAATAAACATTAAATGTGAACAATCGGAACGCAAAAATTCATCTACAATATAATTTCTAGCTCGTTGGATTAGACTTTCATTAAATAAAAATGAAAATCTAACTTCAATACCATATTGCATACATGCAGATTGAAGGTCTAAACAAGATTTCATATATGTACCCAAACAGCTCCCGCCATACATTGGAGTACCAATAAAAAGTTTTTTACCAATAAATCTGTCTTTTTCTAAATTAATTTCCATAATCTACCTTAATAATAAATGTTATAATTCTATATAGTTAAAAATATTCTGCATGTTTTAACAATTTTCCTACTAAATCTTTTTGAGATACAATTACATTATCATGAATACATAAATTTATATCCGGATCCATATATGTTATAGATCTATCGCACACAGGGTCATAATAATCCGTTACCTTATACACAAATTCAGCATAATCAGAAATTGTTAAAAATCCGTGAGCAAAACCCTGCGGTATCCATAATTGTCGAGCATTTTCTGCTGATAACACAACGGAAATATATTGACCGAATGTCTCAGAAGTTTTTCTAATATCAACAGCAAAATCAATAACTTCCCCAGAAATTACTCTAACTAATTTTCCTTGCGCTTTAGGAGGTAATTGATAGTGTAATCCCCTAAACACATTTTTTATAGATTTTGAGTGGTTATCTTGAACAAAATTTACAGGATAACCTACAGCTTGTTCAAAAACAGTTTGATTAAAACTCTCGAAAAATAATCCACGATCATCATTATATATTGTTGGTTCTATTAATAATAATAATCCATCAAGAGATAATTTAGTAAAATTCATATTAGATCCAATTATAATGTGCAGCAATTTCAGTTAAATTTGAAATTTTTAAACCTTGTCTATTTTGTATTGTTGATATAAACTGACTAGCTTCTAATAATGAATCGAAAGTTCCAGTATCTAACCAAGCAACTCCTCTTCCCAATATTTCAACATTCAAATCTTGTTTATTTAAATATAATTTATTTAAATCTGTTATTTCTAATTCACCTCTACTGGACGGAGATAAAGTTTTAACATCACGAACAACATTATTTGAATAAAAATATAATCCAGGAATAGCATAATTCGTTTTAGGTTTTTTAGGTTTTTCTTCGATAGAAACTGCTTTACCTTTTTTTATTTCAACAACACCAAATCTTTCGGGATCATTAACATGATACGCAAAAATAGTATTTTCCACGCTTATATTAATTTTTCGCAACAATTCAGGTAAACCATGCCCAAAAAAGATATTATCACCTAGAATTAAAGCAACAGGAGAATTATCAATAAATTCTTTAGCGATAATAAATGCCTCAGCAATACCAGTAGGTTTTTCTTGAACCAAATATGTAAACGAAACTCCAAATTGACTACCATCACCTAATAAATTTTCCATAACAGGAAGGTCTTTTGGAGTAGAGATAATCGCAATTTCTTTTATACCAGCAAGCATTAATACACTTATTGGATAATAAATCATTGGTTTATCATATATAGGCAATAATTGTTTACACACTATATCAGTTAAAGGTTTTAACCTTGTGCCAGCTCCACCAGCTAATACGATACCTTTTCTATTCATTTTGTAAATACCAATCTATTGTTTGTTTTAATCCATCTTCAAATTTAACAGTTTGTTTCCAACCTAATTTTTGTAGTTTACCTGAATTAATATCATATCTAATATCATGACCAGGTCTATCAGCAACAAATGAAATTAATTTAGAATAAAATTTATTTTTAGGAGCAACTTTATCTAGGTAACTACAAATCATATTTACAACTTCTAAATTTGTAATTTGATTATCACCGCCAATATTATAAGTTTCTCCGACAACACCATGTTCTAAAATTAATCTTAATGCTGAACAATGATCGGAAACAAATAACCAATCCCTAATTTGTCTACCGTTACCATATATAGGTATATTTTTTCCCTGTAAACACGATCTAATTACAGTGGGAATAAATTTTTCTTGGTGTTGAAATTTACCATAATTATTGGAACAATTTGTTGTAATAGTTTGTAAACCGTATGTTTTATGATATGCTCTAACAATATGATCACTAGCAGCTTTACTAGCAGAATATGGACTATTTGGTCTATATGGTGATTCTTCAGTTGAAGGGTTATCATATTCACCTAAAGAACCAAAAACCTCATCAGTTGATACATGAACAAATTTAATAGATTTATCAAATTTTTTTACACATTCTAATAAATTTGCTGTACCGAGAATATTTGTTTTAAAAAATATTTGAGGATCTTTAATAGAATTATCTACATGCGATTCAGCAGCAAAATGAATTATTGCTCTTGGTTTATATGCAGCTAACAGATATAAAATAGAATCATAATCATTAATATTAACAACATGATTTTTTAACTGAGTAGACTTAATGGTGTCAATATAATCTGAACTTGAATAAGTTAAACTATCTATATTAACAATATCTTCATCCATAAGTTCACACCATTCAGTTATGAAATTAGAACCAATAAACCCATTACCACCAGTAACAAATATTGTCATTATTCAGTTTCCCTAATCATTGTATTAGTTCTAACAAATTTTTTAATTTTTTTATTCAACGCTTTTCTAGCTCTTTCTAAATTTAATTGCGAGACTTTACTCTTAAAATCAATACCATTTAATCTATCAATATTTTGTTGGATAATTCTGGCAGTTAATCCTTCAAATTGAAGTAATTTAGTTTCTCCATTATAATCTTGATATTGCAATACAATTGATTTTGGTCGTTTTACATGAAGTAATAATCCCATATTACTAAGATCGCTTTCTTGCATTAGTACCTCACCATCAGAACTGATTATAACAGGATTATAAAATGCCACAAAATTATCATCAGAACCAGCAACAAAAACTCTATATTGTAACCCACATTGATTCGCAGCAATACCATAAACTCTATGATATTTTGCAGTCTCAACTAATCTTGATGCAATATCAATAGAATCTAAAGTCGGGTCACCGAAATCAAAATCTTTTAATTTGGCCGATAAAATTGAAGAATTTTGATCAACTAAAGAATAAGGTTTAAATTGAGGTTCAGGTGGTGAAGCACCTACAGTTGATAGAGAACTGGTTGTATCATATATAAATTTATTATTCATTGTATTACCTTCATTTTAGAGAAATTTTTAACTTTTTCAAATTTTAATATTGAATCAAATTTATCTGATACTTGATCAGATTTATGGCTAATAACAAAAATATTAGTGTGTTTATCTACTGTTGATAAAAGATTCATAAAAACATCAGTACCACCTGTATCAAGAGATCCATCCATAATCTCATCAAGAATTAACAAATTTGTATTTACTGAATTTTTTAATCTAGCTAATTGCCTAAATGAAAATAAAATAGCTAAATCTAATCTAGTTTTTTCACCTTCAGAAAAATTGGCATAAGTAAATTCATCCCGATGTCTTGATTTAATTACCTCTTCAAAATTTTCATTAATATTAAAATTAACAAAAAAATCTAATTGAGTTAAATATTGATTTATGTACTTATTTAAGATCGGAAGATATTGTTTAATGATACGAGTTTTAATACCACCATCTTTTAACATTATAGAAATAAAATCGTAATAACTCTTTTCATTTATATATTCTTCATATTGTTCAACGTAAACATCTAAGCTTTCAATTAATTCTTGGAGGGTATCATGTCCAGTTTCTTTAGCATCAGTCGAATCTTTTATGGTATCAATTTCAGCAGAAACTAATTTTATATATTTTTGAGCAGATTTAATATTTGAATTTTTATCCAGAATAATAGAATTATTATTCAATATTTTCTCATTAACTTCTTTAATTTCAGTTAATCTTTTTTGCACAGTTCTATAGTCTTCAATTAATTTTTGTTCACCACATTTTAATTCTTTCATTTTTTCTGTGTTACTAGAAACAATTTGAGTTTTAAAAATATGGTTTATTGTTTGTTTACAAGTCGGGCAATTATCATTATCATGATAAAATTCATTTTCTTTTTCGATTTTAGAAATATTACTTTTTAACTTAACACCAATATCCGCTAACTTTTTTTGTTTTTTTTCTAATGAACTTAAATCAGTGATTTGTTCCGATAAAGATTCATTTTCTTCTAATAGTTTTTGTATGGATTGTTGTAAATCCTCAACTTCAATAGCTGTATTGGAAATAATTTCCCTTTTACGCAAAACCAACTCATCAGAAGCTTTTTTATTTTGTTTTATATTTTGTTTCTGTAGTTCAATTTTATCTTTAAACAGCTCAATTTTATATTTACAATCTTGAACTGAATCTTTTATTCCAGATAGTTTATCTTTTACGATAGAATTCATATTAGAAAAAATTTGAATATCTAACAAATCTTCAATAACAGAACGTCTATCACTGGCAGATAATTGCATAAAAGGGGTGTATCTAGCAGAACCTAAAATCACAACTTGAGTAAACGATTTATAGTTCATTTTTAATATATATCTTTCTAATTGCTCTTGATAATCTTTTACTTTTGCATCTTGTTTTACAAGAACATTATTACAATAAACTTCAAAAATATTAGGTTTAATTCCTCTAATAATTTTATATTTGTTTGGTCCAATAGAAAATTCTATCTCGGTAACAAGTTCAGATTTATTAATAGAATTGATCAGCTGACCTTTATTTATTTTTCTAAAAGGTTTTCCATAGAGAGCAAAAGTTATAGCATCAATAAATGTTGAATTGTGAGATACTAACCCATTAGCAAAAAATTCTTTTACTTCAGCAACTTGCAAATCGAAAAGATCTTCTTTCGATTTAAGCATTTTTATAGAAGTAATTTTAACAGGACCATTTTCAGTAAAAAGAAAATCTCCCACAGTTAAAGTTTTACTCGGTTTCCATTCACAATTATTACTTAACATTAAATGATCGGGGGAAACTTTTATTTGATTTCCAGAATCAACTTTAAATTTTAAGACTTGAGAGTGTTTTGCAGTTAAAGCTGCTCCTTCAATAATTTTATATCCAAATCGAGTTTTTACAGAAAGTTTACCGCGCATTGCAGGATATTTTTCGTAAAATTTTACAACATCACCAACTGTAGTTTCCATAATTATTTTTGTATATTTTCAATAAAAAGTTTATATTGGGTTTTATCATACAATATAATAGAACCAAAAGTAGATTCTTTATATTTCATTTTTTGTAAGTATTCTTCATCAAAATATCCAGCTAATTCTATCCATGTATCAGTTTCTATAATATAAAAATCGCACCTCATTTTAGAATTTGGGTAATACTTTTCTATAATAAAATCTGTATCTAACTGTAAACCATGTTCTATTAAAAGGTTATAGAATAAAATTTCATTAGAAGATCGTAAAAGTTTTTTACCAACAACCATTGAATATAAAAAATTTCCATGTTTTCCAGTTAATTTTATTGGATTTGTTGTAGATTTAAATTTAAAAATAGATGTTAACCAAAAATTAATATTGGTAGGCATATCAAATAATTCAAAGTAATATAGTTTTAAATATTTCTTTTTAAAATAATTTAATGGTAAATATAAATCAAATTCTTGTACGGTATCATATAGATAATTTTCTAACTCGTTTAAAGAATAAAAAACTTTACAATTTTTTGCAATTAAACACTCTATAAATTTTTCTCTACCTATATTATGTCCATATTTATTGGTAAATATATCCAATTTTAACGTAGTTTTTTTAGAATTCATAGATTTCTTATCATCTACAGATTTCGAATTTAAAGTGTTTTGCCAAGAAATTTGTCTTGTTTGCCACACTTCAACTCCTAAAATTGGACCATATTTATCAATACATTTCTGTAAAGAAAAAGTAGATTGAATTTCAGATACTTTTTCTTTTGCTTCTAACGCCGAAAATCCTTGATTAACCCAATACTCAACGCATCTAGGTGATGTTAGTTTAAATTGCTCTTTTGGTTTTTGGGATACAACTTTAGCACCTTTTTGTTGATTTGCTCTTCGCATTTCTTCAGCTTCAGCAACATCAACCCCAAATTTATGCATATAATATTCTATATTACACGGTCTCCTAATTTTTATTTGATATTTTGCTTCTTCCTCAGTATAACCTTTCTTTAACCATGTATCTATCTTGAACGCGGACATATAATTACCATAAAATTTATAACTTATAATTATATTTATAAAAATTAAATGGTCTAGGAAAGAAATTCTTTAAATAATTTTTCCGTTGCAGGATCATCGAATATAATATCAATTTTTGTTGATGGATGAACACATTTACCCTGCCCATTTACACCAGTTGACAGGGTAGTTCTTTCAACATTCAACGGGATTTCGGTAAAAGTGTTACCATATGATAAAAAATTTTTAAACCGTATTTTTTCAAAAATAACCATTACTCAACCTGCATCGCTTCATTATACAAATTAGACATCATACCTTTTAATTTATTTTTATCTAATTCTTGTTGATTTATACTATCAATATATTTGTAGGTGATAGTTAAAGTATCATCTGTTTCGTCCACATCTTCTTCAATTTCAATATCAACTATTTCTTCGGTTAATGAAACATCAATAGGGGAATGTTGATAGACTTGATCTATGAATAAATCAAATAGATAAGGATTTGTTTTGTTTTTTACCTGAATCTTAACATATTTCCCAATAACATTTTTTAAATATTCTTTATCTAAATATGTTGATTTAACAATATCAGTTTCACCTGAATCATCATAAAGTATTTTACAAAATATTGAATATGGATTTTCAATAATTTCTAAAGACCTAGTTTCTAAATCGTAAACTCTAAAACCTTTTTGATCACCAAAATCTTGCCAAGTCATTTCATAGGGAGTACCAATATATTCAATATTACCACGTTTAGATGCGTGATGATAATGACCAGACAATACTCGTTCATAATTAGAAAACATTTTTACAGATAAACCATGTTCAGATAAAATGCTACTCTGATACATTTTAAACCCTTCAATCTCAAAGTGGCCAACGCACATATGGGAAGTGTCGTTTTTAATAAATTTTAAACAGTCATCATAATTTTCTTTGCATATCCATGGGATAACAGAAATATCAAATTTCTTTAACTGAGTTGGGTTTTTTATTACATTGACATTTTTAAACTGTTTTAAAAACAATTCACTGGAACTAACTGATAAAGATTCTTTATAAAATAAATCGTGATTACCGAGTAATGTTTCTAATTCAATACCAAGTTCACCAAACCTAGAAAAGAAATATCGTTTAGATTCAGATAAAGTATAATGATTACTATATTTTCTGCGATCAAAAATATCACCTAATTGGATTACAATTTTTATATTATTTTCTATAAGATAGGGAAAAAATACATTTGTATAGAATAGATCAAAAAATTCATGGAAATGTTGACTATCACCTCTAGCACCGAAAATGGGTGTCACCTAAGAAACAAATTTTCATAGCGACATACCTCCTTATTAAGTTAAAATATTAAAAATAAATAGTTACTGTAATTAAATATTTTTGGATATATTATGAAAAATTATTGCGTCTATATCATACATTATTCCTCCATGAATTTTTCTACACCAATAATTTTTTGCTTTTTGGGTGTAACAGCTTTATTAATTTTTTTAAATTCAGTTTCTTCAAATTTTTGAATAAAATCATACATATTATCATATACTTCTATCTGTTTTATTTGACCATCACCTAGTTCCAGTAATTCAGCTTCATCTAATATACCGAAGTTTTCTGTTGCTTTATATTTAATATATTGTTGTTTTTTTTCTTTCTGAATCCTACGAACAAAACACCACCAAAGAATTTGAGTAAAATAAGCAAATGGATTTTTAGTTTTTTCAGGGTTAAAATTTTGAAAGTATGTTAAACAATTCTCAATCCCATCAGCAATCATTTCATCTTTATAAGAATATCCGAAAAAATTTGGACGACGCGCTAAACCCTCGGCTAATTTCATAAAACATTCGCCAATATAATTCGGTATCCTTGGTTTGGATTTTCCTTCAGTTTCAGCAACAATACAATCTTCTTTATACTTTATAAGAGCATCACAAAAATCAGAATTATTAATATAATTTCTAGGAACTTTTTTTCTTTTGGAGGGTTGTATTTTTTCTTCAGGCTCTTCAAAAATTTCTTCAACTAGTTCCGGAATATCTTCCTCAACGATATCAAAATCAAATTTCAACTCTTCCATAATAACTCCAATTACACTTTAATAAATTTTATTATACTATGATTCAGTAAAAAAAGAAAGCTTTTTATGTTATTCTATAAAACATATTAATATAATTTTAATATATCAACGCTTGACTAGAGAATATACAAGTATCTAGAAAAATCAATAACTTACAAAAAATAGCTTGCTTTATTAAAAGTTTTAGGTTACTATACAACTATGGGTTTTCTTCGGAACTCCTTCGTCGTTCCTTCGAAACATAATTAATGTAACAAATTAGATTTCTGCGCAGCAGATTCCCGTAGGGAATTAAATTAATCGTACTTGATTACGTTAATGCATTGTTGTATCATCTGGAATATCTAAATCGCTACCTGATTTAATCCCATCAATACTTTCTTGGATTTTTGCTGCTAGTTCCGAAGTTGGATCCATATTTTGTAGTAATGCATCTAGGTATTCATACCCAAACATAATACTTGAATAAGTTGTAAATAGAATTTCATCCATTGAAAAATAAACTTCTTGATAAGCAAAAGCTTTTCTTGTCATCCAATCTACTAAAACCAAATCTTCTTCTTCGGTATCAGTGTCATAATTAAAATAAAAAGTTTTAGGGAATTTTAAGTGTATTTTTTTATTTTTATAATCTTCAAAAACAAAAGCAATAATATCTTCACCGCTTTTCATTCTAACAATTTTTATATTAAAATTTTCTATCATAATATCCTCAATTAACTAACATCATATAATTATATAGGGGGAATATTTAATTCAACATTAACAATTTTAAAATCAAATTTTTCTTCATTATAAATTTTGATACGTTCTTGGAAATGAGTCATAGTATAATTTTGATGCTTTTTATACCTTAAATCATCAGCTAAATCATATAAGATAGCTTTATCTTTATTTTCATTTAATCTTAATACTCGACCAATTGCTTGAAGATTTCTAACTCTTGATTTACTTGGACTAGCAAAAATAATATTATGTAAATTTTTAATATTAGTTCCAGTAGAAACTGTACCAACACTACCAATTAAAATAACATTATCTTGAGTTTCCATTGCTTTCCTAATAGATTCCCTTTCCTCAGCTTTTATATTTCCATGTATATAATAAATTTGTTTATCGGCTGCATATTTTGATTTAGAAATTAAATCGTATAATACATCTCCATGTTTCTCAACATATTGGTAGAGTAATAATGTATTACCTTTTAAACTAAGAACTAAATTTTTTATAAATTTATTTCGTTGTTCATTAGAAATTAAATATTCTAATTCTTGTTGATATTTTAATTTCTGTGTTAATTTAGTTAAGTGTTCTGGATATTTTAAAACAAGACATTTAATGGCTAATTCGGTAACCTGTTTTTTCTCCATTAATTCTTTAGTTGTTATAACCCGTTTAACTGGGCCAAATAAACTTTCTAATTGAAGAGAATGTATTTTTTGACCATTTAATGTACCTGTAACACCAACTCTATAGTCAGCATTAACGCATTTAGATATAATATCAGTTAACGATTTGGCTGCAGCTAAATGACATTCATCAGTTAATACAAAATCGAATTGTTCGAAATACGATTTATCTTTTATATTTTGTAATGATTGCCATGTACTAATATATAGCGAATTGCGGGCTACTTTATCTTTACCTGCAAAGATAGTGTGAATTTCATTATGAGCGTCCCAACCATTATGTGAAGAATAATCTGCAAAATCTGATGTTAACTGATGACATAAACTTGTATTTGGAACTAATAATAAACCTTTTTTCTTTCCATATTGAAGTAAATATCTAACTATAATATACAGAATGCAACTTTTCCCGCTGGAAGTTGGACTCAATAAAACTAATCTTTTATTGTTGAGAAAATTTAACACTCCATTAAATTGATAATCTCTAACTTCAATTTTATTGTTATTAGAATGTATATTTAATTCGGAAATAAATTTATGTAATTCTAAAGATTGGACCGGATTATAATTTTCAACATAATTATATTCAATAGAATATTCCCTGTCTTTACAAAATGCTTCAAGTTGGTTTAATAAACCCATATAAAATTCAACATCACCATTTGGTAATATTTTGGCTAGACGAATTTTTCCATCCCATAACCTGCTTTTATAAGCAGCCATGAACTTATACCCAGTTGCATAGAATGAAAAATAATCATTCAATTCTTGTGCAATTGATCTATCGCAGTGTAAAAATGCGTATGTTTCATTTATTTTATTGACTTCAATAATCATCAGTTTCCTGCCAAGAATCTATGGTAAGTAAGATACTCTCTGAGTTGCCAAGTTCTGTTGTTTAATTCTTTTAAAATAGATTCACAAATAAAAATGCACTCTTCATAGTATGCTTTTTTTTCTAATAATCTAATTAAGTAATCATCAGATTCTAGATATAAATCTATATTCCCTTTTGTCCCAATTTTTAAATCAAATTGTTCCCAATTATATTCGTCTAATGTTTCTTTATCTAAATTTCCTAGATAATATTCTCTACGAATTTTTTTCATCTTAGAATAATCGAATTTTGCTTTTTGCGCAGCAAGTCTATGTTGAGATAAAATTTCAACATATTTCGCATGTAGGATTGGTGTGTTGATTAATTCTTGGTGAGGTTTCGATTCATCAATCTGTCCATCTTTTTTCCAATATTCAATTATTTGCTCAAGCTTTACCATAAAAATCTCACATATTAAAATAATATATAGGTTTTAAATTCTGGTAATATCGTATCTTTTAAATTTAAAATTAGCAGTTGCAGTTATTGTGTGTTCAGAACCCAATCTAATATCCAAAGGTACTTGTGATAACGATATTGGAAACATATCAATAAAGTGTACTTTCATTTTAGGGGTATTATTTGCAGCTAAGATAGTTAGCTCAGCATCTGCGTATTGTGGGTATGGTACGTTCTCGCTGTATTTTGATGCATGGTTTAAATTTGTGTATTCACTAAATTCTGTTGGAAAAGTAATCCCTCTCATCCAATCATGTACTGCCATCCAAGATTGAATTTCCTCATCAACCAAAAATTCAATATTAAATGGTTCATAAACAAGTTTATCGCCAGGAATACTTAAATCCGAAAATGGAGTATTTTGTAATGTATTTTGAGTTGATAGTCCAGGAATATTTACTGATTGACAAAAAAATTGAGTTGATGTTAATCTTGGGAATGATAGTATAAATTTTGCTGATTGTAATAGATCGTTGTTACAAACAGATGTATCTTTAATTGTCATTGAGAAATCCTTTCCAAATGGAGTTTACAGGTATTTATAAATTCTAAATAGATTAAAAATCCCTTTACTTTTTTCAACATGTAATGTATAATAAACTTGTTGAATGTTTTTTTAAAATGATGGAGTTATAGATGGTACAAGTAGTAGTTTTAAGGCCAGAAGAAGTCAAACCAAGACCGGATTTAGTCGGGAAATGGTTAGACCATACACATTATCACACTTTAGTGGAAGAAGATTTTGATTTATATCTTCCTCCTGAATGTTCAGATTTTACCGCAGAAGAAAATTGTGATAGAAATATGGTATGTAATTCATGTACTAAAGGATTAACAGAAAAAAATATTGTTTTTAAGTTTAGAAAAAATTTCTTTAATAAAGAAGAAGCAGCAGCTGCATATGCCGGTTTAAGGGATGCTGCGGTAGAAACTCAAAATAGAGGTATGGCAGGTGGTCCAAGAGATGGAACCTGTGCTGGTAGAGAATGGGTTAAAGATGAACAATTCGATATTCTTGAATTTTTCATTAAAAATAACTCAAAAGATATTTTCGGTAATTATGACCCAAAAAAAGAAATTGATTCAATTAGAGCGAAATATAAAACTTTAAAGTCAGATGAAAGTCGCGGAGTTGTTTGGTTAGCTGAAAAAGTCAAACAGAATAATTTTGTATTTAATGAATTTGCTGATGCTCTTTGTTCAGAATCTCCAGAAATAGCTAAAGAAAGAGCTCAAGATATTTTGGATAACTATATCAGCAAAACAACTTATGCTAATGTTGTTAATTCTGGAATTGCTGGTTGGTATGATAGATACCCTAGGATTCCATGGGGAAGAGCAACTTCTTATACAAGAGATAATCCAGAAAAGTTTGCTAAAGCATATCCTTTTCTACAATCCTTAGCTAAAGGATTTAATGATATGTTGCCTTGGCGATATGGAAACCAAAAACGTGCTGCTGAATCTATTGATCCGAAATTTGTTGTTCCTGAAACTCCATTTACAACAATTACAGTAAATAAAAATTTTAGAACAGCTGGTCATTATGACCCTGCTAATATGGAAGACGGTTTTGCTAATCTTTGTGTGATGTCTAATAATGATGCATTTGAGGGTTGTTATTTGGTTTTTCCTGAGGTTGGGTATGCGGTAAATATTCGACCAACAGATTTATTATTGGTAAATAATCAAGCTGGTTTACATGGTAATACAGAATTAATATTAAATGATCCGGATGCTGAGAGAATTTCTATTATTGCTTTTTTCCATGAAGGTATGTTAGAACTTGGGTCATTTGATTATGAAAATACTCGTAGAGAATTTGTTGACTCTAGAAGATTAAATCCTGATCATCCGGAACAAAGATTTAGATGGAATGGAATTAGTCCAGGGTTGTGGGATTCGGATGAATGGATTGATTATTTGTTGACCCAACCAAACGGTAAAGATTGGTTACAACAATATCATAAAAATTTATATGATCGTAGATTTGGTAATAGTATTGATGCATTCTTTTAAGGTAAAATATGAGAAAAATTTTAGCAGTGATTGGTCGTCCAGGGGTTGGTAAAACAACCCTTTTTAGAAAATTTATTGAACACAAAGAATGGGAAAAACAAGAACTTGTTAAATTAGTTCCTAGTCTGTATAATAAAGAATTAGATTTACATATTCTAGGTAAATATGAAGATGGTGAAGTATTTGCTGGTACAGATAGAATGAGTATGGCAGTAATGCCTGCAGCTGTTGAATTTGTAAAATCAGTAAACTCAAATATTATTTTTGAGGGAGATAGGTTAACAAGTTCAACGTTCTTTGATTTATTATCTTCTTTACCCGATACAGATTTTCAAATTTTTGTTATTACAGCAAATGAAGATTTATTATCAGAAAGATACGAAGAGCGTGGATCTAATCAATCAGAAACTTTCTTAAAAGGTAGAAATACTAAAATTTCAAATATACAAACAAATATGGAATTTATGTTTATTTCTGAAACTTTTTTTAATAATAATTTTGATGATCAAACAGTTATTCTTGGTAGGATAGAACAATTCTTTAAGTAAAAGAAAAGGGAGCCGAAGCTCCCTTTTTGTTTCATCCTTGAAACTTAACTATTACATCAAATTTTTCACTGCAAAAATTCTGTAATAGTTGTTGCTACGAGGAGTAATAGCACCCAAGCCTTGAGTTAAACCTTCAGCGAATGGGTTTGCTACGATACCGTAACGAGTTTTGAAACCAATTTTTGGTTGGAAAGTACCTGGATCAACCGCACGAACCATTTGTAAAGGAACGTATGGGCAGTAGAAAATACCTGAGTCATAAGGGCTTGTACCTTTATAACCAACAGTTACTAATTCTACGTTTTGAGCAGAACCACCAAAATATGGATCGATGTAAACTTTGATGCGACCATGTAACAAACCAGCGAAGGTGTTACCAGTATCATCAACAGTTAAATCAGCACTTAAAGCAGGAGTATATTGTAATACACCAGCCATAGCTAACGCTGAAGCAACGTCTGAAGAAACGATCAAAATGTTACCTTTACCACGACGAGTTGCTTTTGCGATTTGATTCGCTTCGCGTTCGATATGATAAATTAAACCTTTAAATCTTTCAACTGACCAACGGCCATTAGAGTCTGTATCTAAATCGAAAACACCTGAAGTAACAGTACCGAATTGAGCACCTGGTTTTGCAACTGTGTAGATAGTACGAATAACTTCACGGTTCATTTCAGCTAAGATTTCTGTAGACAGAATATTTGATAATTCTGTTTCAGCATCTAAACCATGAACCGCTTTCAAGTCTTGTGCCATTTCTAAACTGTATTCAGCTTTTAATGCGCGAGTTTTTGCAGAAACAGTAACTTTCTCGATTGAGATAGCCATTTGAGCAAACGCAGCATCCAATGCTTCACCAGTAGCAGTAGCCATACCAACACCAGTATCAAATGATGTGTTAGCTAAAGGACCAGTTGAGCCAACAGCTGAGTTAGCAATACCGCTTGGAACTGTACCATTAGTACCAACAATACCTGAGAAGATAGTGTTAGCTTCGTTGTAGAATGCTTCATCACCTGATTGTGTGCCATAACGTGAACGTAAAGCAAAGATCAAACCAGTAGGACCAGTCATTGGCTGAACGCCAGCAACGTCATACGCGATCAAGTTAGGTAATGCACGACGAACCAAGCTGATTAAGATAGGATCAAAGTTAGAAATACCACCAGCAACGTTAGTTGGAGCAGTTTCGTTCAAAGTTTGACGATCTTGTTCCATTGCGATTTGTTGATTTTCCAATACAATAGCAGTAACTGCTTTTTTGTATGGATCAGCGATTTTAGCCATTTCAGGATGTTCCAAAATTGGACTCCATTTAGCTTCTAATTCTTCATTTAATAAAGCCATTTAAATTAACTCCTTTTATTTTTATTTTAAAATATTATTTATTTTAATAATGTTTTTGAGATTCTAGAAGCATAAGCAGCAATCAATGGATCAACAGCTTTAGTTTCTTTTTCTTCGTTTAAATTTACTACATCGTTTAAAGATTCGATTGAAGCAGGTTTAACTGTTGCAACTGAGAAATAAGATTCTTTAATTGCTTCAATTTGATCAACAAAATCACTTTCGCTTACAAATTCTACGCTCTCTGCAATAGTTTTAATTTTTTCAGCTTGAGATAATGTTAACCCTTCACATACAGAGTGAAGAGCTTCAACTTTCTTTTGTTCTGACAATTTTTGTTTCAAATCAATGTTTTTTGTCATTTCTTCATTGACTTGTCTTTCTAATGCCTCTACTTTAGAAGCTAATTCTTCTACTACATCAAATTTTTCTTCAGGAATGTCGATATAGTGTTCTTCGAATACAGTTTTTAATGAATCAATAAAACCTTCAGCAATTTCAGTTCTTAAACCTGATTCTACTGCTAATTTATTTTCTTCCATCCAAGATTCAGCAACGTAATCTAAATACTCATCAACTTTAGTTGCGAAATCTTCTTTCATTTCTTCATAAGCTTCTTCGAATTGAGCAACATATTGTGCTTCTAATTCTTCAGCCAATTCAGCAACTTTAGTTTTTACAGCTGCTTCAAAAATTGCTGTTGCTTTACGTTTAAATTCTTCAGAAAGATTTTCGCCAGCCATTAATGCTGCAATATCTTCGTTAGTTTCTTCTTCTTCTTCGTTAACAAATCCACCAGTTTTAGCGCCAGTTGGATTAACAGTTTTAGCAGGAGCTGATTTTAATTTTTTAGCAGCTTCTGGGTTGTTAGCTGAATCACCAGCAGGTTCTGTTGAAGTTTTACTTGGTATTTGGTCTACATCAGTATTTGAAATAGTTTTATTGGCTGGTTGTGCTGATAAATGCTGTCCTGCTTCAGACCCAACTGGTGGAGTTTGACCTGGGGGTGTAGCTGTTGGACCATTTACTGCAGGTTTTTCTAAACCTGGATTACCTACATTTTGTGCAGAACCATGAATGGTATCATTCAATTTTTGACCTAAACCAAATGAATCTTGGCCAGAATCTTTAGATTTTCTGTTTGCATTCAAGATTTCCATTGCTGCTTCAGAAAGGTTTAAATTTTTATCTTGTGACATTAAATATCTCCTTAATATTATTTAATAATTATTTATTAAAATTATAATTTTCGTAAAAAGTTTTCAAATATTTGTAAAGCAACTGGTTCAACATCAGCAGCTTTAAGTTTTTTTAGCGTTTCTCTAGATTCTTCTAGATATTGCTCAACCCAACCTTTCCCTTCAATATACATCCATTCTTTACCTTCCATCAATCCTTCAACATAACAATCTTTACCAGATGGATCTAAAACAATATCAACTGTGACTAAACGAAAATCTGGTTGGACATATTTAATACCATTAGATTCTTTAATTGACCCCATACCACGAGTAGAAACGCCAAAATTTACACCAGCATCAATAAATGATTTTACGATATTGCCATTTGGTGTATCTAAAATTGTAGCTTCACCGAAACAACGGTGATCATCAAAATCTAATTTTGTAATAAGATGAGATACTTTATCTGGATTAATTTGTGGACCTTCTGGGTGTGATAATTCACCTAAAGCTCTACGAGTATCAATATAATCTCTTTTATATCTAGCAACTTCAGGAAGCATATTTTCTTTTACATAAATTCTTCCGTTTCTATTTTGTTCATTGCAATGAATAAAATAACCTTTAATTGAATGTTGTTTTTTACCGCCAACTTCTTCCACAAGAACATCTGTCTCGGTAAATTCGTTTAACACTTTCATTGTTCTGTTAACTCCTGTTGTTGATCAGATTCCATTATATCTGATGTTATTTGTGCAGCTTGTTCTAATACTTCTAGAAAACTTTTATCTGAGACAGTTAAATGTTCAATTACTTCTTCATTAGATTCAATAAAATTTAAAATTACATCAGCACATTCTTTATTTATATTCAACTCGGATAAGTCATCAAACAATATAGTTTGGGTATCATTATTCTCAGATATTTGATTTAATTTTTCAATCACAGCTTCTGTTGTATTTGAAAATTGAGAACCATCTAATGGAATTGTTATATATTGATCTAAATGATCTGAATGATATAATGCAACTTGTTGTCCATTAGGGAATCTTTGGATAAATGTTCTCTTTAATACTAATACTTGTGGTAACTCTTTATGTTTTGATTTAGGCATTGTAGTAAGGATTATCTTGTTGATCAGAATCTGCATCAGCAGGTTTACTTTTTTTCTTAGCTGCAGGAGCTGCATCTTTATCTTGTTGGCCACCGTCATCTGGTTGTTGCGGTTGATCTCCACCTGGAATTGCATTAGGATCATCGCCTAACCCACCCATCATTGTTGGATCATTCATTAATTTTGGATCAGGATATAATCCTTGTTCAATTTCGTCTGCAATTTCTTTTTGCATTTCTTCAATATCATCATCATCAAATTGAAGAACATTTTTTTGTATCCATTTTTGTGAATAATATTTACCAACATATGGATCTAACATTGTTAAAACATTAACTCTGTTTTGTAATAATTGAGATTCTTTTAATTCCGCGTAATTATTATCTTTTTTGAAATCATAAAAAATATTTTGCTTGTATTCTTCAAATTCTTCTTCAGTACAAATACCTTTAAGGTAGCATTGAACTTTTAATGCTTGGTCAAATAAATCAGAAAATTTCAAACGAAGTCTGTTGATAAATTTATCAAATTTAATTTCATCTCGTGAAATTTGATCTGAATTACCTACATCAAATGGCGTTTCTGGTTGTTCTAATCTAGAAAAAGGTACGCCAAGAGCCTTATATAATTTTTTCTCAAAATATTGAACCATTGACATGTCATCAAATGCTGATGATGATGGTAATGTTGTAATTTCTGTTGATTTATTATCTGAGCGGCGAGGTAGCCAAAAATCTTCCATCATAGAAAGGTATTTTCTATCATCTCTGACTTCGCCAGTATTAGCATCATAAACCACTTTATTTTTATATTTTGTCATAATATCTTTTAGATATTGTTCTGCTTTCATTTTAGGCAGATTACCAACATCAATATAAAAAATCCTGCGCTCTGGTGCTCTAGAAACTTTGTAAATGACCGTAGCGTCTTCGATCATTCTAAGTTGATTTAAAGGTTTAATTGCTTTATGTAGATAACTTAAGATAATAGATCTTTTTGAATCTAATAAACCAGATGTTACGGCAATGATTGAATCTGGAGCAATCCTTAAACCTGAATTCGATAAATTTGATTTTGTTGATATAACTTCAGAGTAGATATAATATTCTTGATAACCCTGTACTATATCATAACCAGTAATTTGATCTTTAACTTTTTTTAATTCACGGATTTTGGTTAATTTTCTTGGGTCAGTATATCTTAATTCTTGAATTCCTGCAGCCGTATTATCCTTATCTAAAATAATATTATAATACAATCTACCATCAACATAAAAACGTCTAAAAATATCCTGACCTAAATTTTTAAAATTTAATAGTGTCAGGATATTTTCAAATTCTTCTTCAATAGCATTTTTTACTTTTGGAGATACTTTTACTTTGTCTAAATCAATTTCAACTGCGCTTTCTTCTTCTTGGATAATTGCTTCGTTGATAATATCATCAACTGCGCTTTCAATTTCAGGTTGCATAGCCATTTCACGATATCGAGTAATCAACTCAACATCATTTTTGTAATTAGAATCTAAATCAATACTTGTACCATAATGTGCTGCAGCAGTGATAGTTACTGCACCATCATCAAGTACTGGTGGTGAAAAAGAAGGTAGCACTTCCTGTGCTGGTGTATCTTTCCCTAATTTAAATCCGAATAATGAAAATTTAGCCAAAATAATTTACCTTTAATTTGATAGTATAATAATTATATATATTAAGATACTGAATCGGATTCCCAATATTGATATGAGAATGTTACACCGAATTCCTCAATTCTGTCATTTGAACCCCATTCAACTTGAATTGGATCAACAGTATTAGGGAATAAACCAACAAATTTATATGTTTTAATTGGTAACCCAGTTTTAGAATATTGTGTTACGGTAGCATCAGCAGTATATAACTGTGAATTGATTGCACCAGCAGCACGAACATTTTGTGAATGACTATTTAATTTATCAGACCATTTTTCAAATGCATTTCTAATACTAAAATCTTCGTCATTGATTACTGAAATATTCCAATCTGGGAATTGTCTATCTCCAGCAAATTTTACTTGACGACCAAAATAAAACTGACTTGCAACACCAACAATTGATGGTGGTAATGTCGCTGCATGTGCCATAAATGTTAACTTTTGTGAAGCAATTGGTGAACTAGCAACTGTTGGAAATGTTAAAGACACTGAAAATAAATTAGGTCTTGCACCATCACCAAGCATTGCTGCTCTAAATTCTGCAATATTGAACGCCATGTTCGGATACTCCTTGTTGAAAAACGTAAAAATTCTTTATAATATTTATATAATCTTGGTGGAGATTTACTCCACCAAGAATTTGAGTTTAATTAAAATTTACCAGCAATTTCACTGAATTCAACGCCAGTACGAACTGCTACGAAATTCAATTGGATAAAGTTAATAGATCTAGCAGGTTTAATGTAAATATCACCAACAAATCTATTAGTATCAATAACTTCAGGTGTGTTATTTGTTTCGTCGCAAACAACTTTGAAGTCATAAATACCTCTACGACCTTTAACATCTCTTAAGAATGGTTCAACCATAGCAACAAATTGAGCTCTTGTGAATTGATCATTAAATTCAAACAATGAGTATTTTGCTGCAGTAGCAATTGCTTTTTCAAGAACAATAAACAATCTACGAACATTAATACGATCAAATGCACTAGCTTTAGCTTGTAAAGTTTTATCTCCATAAAGAATAATACCTTCTCCTGGAAATGCACAAACTGGATTAATTCCATTTTTGTACAATTCATCACGCTGAGTCTTTGATGGATTCCAAGACAATTTAATTGCATTCATTACTTGGCCACGATTGAACCCAGCAGGTGACCACCATGGATCTCTTAAATTATCAGTTCTAGCACATAAACCAGCTGTATCCGCATTTAATGGTACATAGCGGTATTTATTGTTATATTTATCAAATTGATATTTCCATCCGCTATCCATTACACCATAAGATGTTGATGGAGATAATGAATTTCTATATGAAATAATATTGTCAACATCTACTGCAGAAACTGCATCTGTTCTTAGAGGCGATAAGAAAGCGACACAATCTTTACGTGTAAATGATAAATTCAATAATTTATCTGCAACAGTTAAATCAGCATCGCCAGCAATTAATAATGAAAT